GCTCCTGGTAGACCTGGAGAACCAGCTGCTCCTGAAGTTCCACTTGTTCCTGGGGTTCCATCGTTACCATTGACTCCGCTGGTTCCACTTGTTCCTGGTGCTCCTGGTAAACCTGGAGAACCAGCTGCTCCTGAAGTTCCACTTGTTCCTGGGGTTCCATCGTTACCATTGACTCCTGAAGTACCGCTTGTTCCTGGTAGACCTGGAGAACCAGCTGCTCCTGAAGTTCCACTTGTTCCTGGTGCTCCATCGTTACCGTTAACTCCTGAGGTTCCACTTGTTCCTGGTGCTCCATCGTTACCGTTAACTCCTGAGGTTCCACTTGTTCCTGGTGCTCCATCGTTACCGGTAACTCCTGAGGTTCCACTTGTTCCTGGTGCTCCTGGTAGACCTGGAGAACCGTTGGCTCCTGAAGTACCGCTTGTTCCTGGGGTTCCTTGTGGACCTGTAGCTCCATTGACTCCGCTAGTTCCACTTGTTCCTGGGGTTCCTTGTGGACCTGTAGCTCCGTTAACCCCTGAGGTTCCACTTGTTCCTGGTGCTCCATCGTTACCATTGACTCCGCTAGTTCCACTTGTTCCTGGTGTTCCTTGCACGCCTGGAGAACCATTAACTCCTGAAGTTCCGCTTGTTCCTGGAGTTCCGTCATTACCGTTAATTCCGCTTGTTCCTGAAGTTGATCCGGCCGCTGAGAGATCTACTCTTGCTGTTCCATTTCCTAAATCAGATACTGTAAATTCACTACCAAAAAATAAATCTGCAGTTGGGTTAATAGTAGTATCAACGTCTCTAACACTGATACTTCCACCGCCGCCGCCACCAGAGGTTCCATTAGATCCATAAGCATCTATAAAAATACCAATTCTTTGATCTACTGTAAATGCAAATGTTTCAGTTGGAGTAGATGAGCTAGCTTCATGCTGAACTGTTAATTCAATTGCATCTGCAAACTCGTTAAATGTTGCATTTCCATCCGCGTCTACGCGCGTCCATGACGTAATTTTATATAGACTGTATATGCTTGTATCTGCTATACTTGTCAACGCAATTACAACGTCTGAAGATTCTGCAGTTAATCTTTTTATTAAGTAATTTTCTAAATATGAATTTCTTCTACCACGTTCATCAGTATTCGCAAATAATAACTTAGTTACCGATGCTGGATTAGAACTGTCTGTTACAATTTTACCAGCAGCAGGCATATCATTTAACGAATGGTCAAACGATTGAATTTTATATAGAGGTGCTGGTATTGTAAATACGTTTCCAGTAACTGTTCCAGCGGCGGTGGATCCACCTGCTGTTGTAAGTGTAGCTACTCTAAGTTTAGGAAGCGTTACACTATTGTTTTGAGTAACATATTTTACCTCAACATATACTGATCCGTCATCTAAGGAATCAGCTTGTAGTTGACTCATAGTAAATGTAATGTGACCTTCCGTACCTGCATTAGTAGAACCAAATTGAATTTGATTATTTGCAGTATTATAAGTATATTTGTAGGCAAAATCTTTATCGAAAACTTTTACTTCGATTGAAGTTGCTGAATACGCCTCAACTTGGTTACCTACCTGATTTTGGTATAGAATAACTGTTATATCGTGCGCCTGTCCTTTTGTTAATTGGTATACCTGTGGAATATATCCAATTAAATTGTTTCTAGAAACTTGTGGCATTTTTAGATTTTATTTTTTCTATTATGTTTCAGTATTATATATCGTCTTAAAAACTGTAATCTTTTTTAAGCTGCATAAAAATATTTGAAGAAATTACATTTATTACTCCACCCTCTAACTTTACTGTATTCTTTAAAGAAACTCGATATATTATTTTTTCTGAATCTTTTTCTTTAATGTCACTAATAAAGGTCAATAGTTTGTCTTTATCATATGGATGAGTGTCTACATATTCTAATTTAAATGCTCTCCAGTCTAATACTTGATTTATTTTTGGGTTTTTAAATGTATATATGTAAACCTTTTCATCGGGGGTCGTTACAAATACAAATCCATCATTTACAAAATATGGTCTATTTCCAGAATGAGAAACGCTCATTAGGGAATCTATATTTCTCCAGCGCTCTCTAATCTCACCATGTAGACTTTCGTATTCATCAATTGCTCTTTCTAAAAGAATATCTAGGATTTCATCTTCAACTATTTCGGTTCCTGTAGTGTAGACGAATTCGATATTGTCCCAGCTTGCATTTGTTAGTTTAGTAGACGCTAATTCTTCCGAAATATGTTTTTCGGCATCATATCTATATAGAAAATCTAAGATTTCATCAGCGCCTGTTAAAGCATACCAAAGTTCTCCATTATCTAAGGCTTCCTTAAGTGCCTTTGCATGGGACAACATTTTATATGTTCTGTATTCTAGGTCTTCCGGCCCTTCACTTGCCCAATCTGGTACTTTAATAATACTCATGTGTTATTTATCCCAGTTATACCGAAATAAACACAATATTTGAATAATTTTTTTTATATTAGATTCAGTTCTTATAAAACCAAAGTTGTGGTCATTAGACTCTTTAACCATTTTAAAAATAGCAAGTTCTGCCTCTAATAAAGAAGAATGTACCCTATATTCTTTTGGAATAGTTTGGGTACATGCTTTAGATCTTTTAGATCTTTTAAATGATATATGAAAGGTTACTCTTCCTCTTGAATCTCTATTTTCTATAATAACAAATTTCTTTAGAAGATTCTTTGGTAGACTAGATACGGTTCTTTTTCTTTTATTTGAATCATATCTTAATTCTTTCATTTATTTTGCTTTTTTTGTTTTTTCTTCGGTTATTGTATGCTTTACATCATCCGAAGATGTTGTAGTTAATCCCCATTGTAAAATGAACCAACTCATTTCCATCTGTGCTGAGCTTTTTGATAGCTTTAGTTCTTTTTGAATTAGTTTAGTACCCCACTGAATAAATTTACTTTCTTCTTCATTTGTTGTTTTGTACTCCATGTACCAGTTAGGATTATCTTTTACATCTTCATATGTAGCTCCAAACGGCTCTAATTGCTTGTTAACTAGAGACATGAATACATTTTTTTGTTTTTCTCTTTTTTCCATGCTTCTTAACTATTTTTAATATTGTTTTTAACAATCTCGTCTATAATTCCGTATTCTACAGCTTGTTCAGCATTTAGCCAAAAATCTCTAGTTGCATCTGCCTTTACCTGCTCGGGATCTTTTCCACAATAAGATCCTAACAGAACAAATAATTCATGATTTACCTTTTGCCATTCCATCCAATCAATTTCAGCATCTTGAATATTTCCACTAAATCCTCCCGAAGACTGGTGTAGCATTGTCGTTGAATGTCTAAGTGACATTCTTTTTCCTTTTGTTCCAGCTCCAAGTAAAACAGATCCCATAGAGGCGGCCATTCCTGTATTAATTGTTCTAATATCTGCATTAATATAATCCATAACGTCTACCATAGATAATCCAGATTTAACTGAACCACCCGGAGAATCAATATGCATTGTTATATCTTCGGATGAAGTAGTGTCTAAAAACATTAGCTGTGCTTGCACGACTGTAGACATTTGATCGTTTACTGGACCAGCAACCCATAGGATTCTATCCATCATTAATCTACTAAAAATATCCATTTGAGTCGCTCTCAGCTCTCTTTCTTCTAGGATATAGGGTGTCATATTTCCCTGAATTCCTTTGTAAATATCTAGTGTAGATGATCCTATTCCAAATTCACTAGCAGCAAATCTGTTAAACTCTTTATCTTTTGGAAAATAATTCATATATTTTGTAGTATTTGTTTAATTAGGTCGCACGTCTCATACTCTTCAATTGCTTTGAAGTATTCAAGCGCTTTATTTAAAGATTTTTTATATCCTTCTTTAGGTAAATTAAGTTCATATTCTACTCCTTCTTCGTCTACTAAGATTGCAAGTATTCCTAGGTCTTTTATACCTTCAACATCTTCTAAAATATACTCTACTATTCTTCTATAGAATATATCGTATTTAGACATGAGCATTAGCTCAAAATCTTCCTTTAGAAACTTACTAGGATCTACGTGTATTACTGGTGGAATTTTTTGACTATCCATTAGATTTCAAAATAATCATTTAGTATCAGTCTATAATCTACACTAGATCCTCTCTTTTCAGAATTAATTGCAGAATCTACACGTCTAAGAAATTCTAAACCAGAGTCTGTTAAATGAACTTCATTATTTCTATACTCAATTAATGATTTTTTAAGAATTAATTTGAAATCTTCACCTTTGCCATTTTTTTTAATTTTATTAGCAAGTTCAAAATGTCTTTCATAAAAATGAATATTATCTACGAAATGATAGTATGTTCCAAGTTCTAGATCAGGATAAGTCTGTTTAAGATCATTATATACTGATTGGTGCAAGAATGAAAAGAATGGAGCATCAAATGTGAGGCCAAAAAATATGTCATTTGATCTCATTTGTATTTTCATAAATAGCTTATTATTTCTGATAAAGAAATTAGAGTATAGAGTACATACAAAATCTTTGTTCTCTTTGAATTGATACTCTGGGCGATTAAAGAACATAATTGCCTGTCGAGAATCTTTATCTTTTACAAGTGAATCAATAACCCATCCATACTGATCATCATTAATAACTAGATGCCCGTAATTTGAGTTGATTTGGTTTGTATTTGGATTGGTTAAACCTTTCCAAAATTTAGAAAAATGAGAAATATATTCAACATCTCTACTTCTATGTAGATACCATGCTAATTCTCCAGTAAAGTATTTAAAATTAAATTCTCTATCTTTAAAGTTTGCAATTGGCGATGTTGGGTCTATGTCAAAAGAAGCCATTAAGGCTTCTTTTGCTTTCATTTCTCGAGGTGCCGATTCTGAATTATAGTTTTCTATCTCTTTAACTAATTCAATAAATGTATCTGAAAAGCTCATATTATTTTACTACTTTAATATTATATTAGACTTTGATGTTTAGTTTATCTTCTGCCTTTACTTTAGTAATAATATATGGTTTTTCTCGAGGTTTAATATCTTCCGTTAATATTGAATCGGCTACTAAGTCTTCTACATATTTTTGAATTGCTCTTTTAATTGGCCTTGCACCAAATGCCTTATCATATCCTTCTTGTGCTATAAAGTCTTTTGCTGCTTTCATAAATTTAAAAGAATATCCTTCTTCAGCGATTCTTTCATTGAACGAGTTTAATTCAATTTCTACAATAGAAAGAACGTCTTCTGTTGTAAGGTGGTCAAATAGAATAATATCGTCTAGTCTATTTAGAAATTCTGGACTAAATTTGTTTTTTAATTCCTTTTTGATTATTGCTTCTATCTTTGCGCTTTTTTGCAGCATGGTACTTTCACTTTGGAATCCAATTCCAGTTCCAAAATCAGCAATTTTTCTAGCCCCAACATTTGATGTCATTATAATGATTGAATTTGTAAAATCTACTGTTCTGCCTCCAGAATCAGTTAATCTACCCTCATCAAGAACCTGAAGCAACGTATTAAATACATCAGGATGGGCCTTTTCTACTTCATCAAAAAGAATTACAGAATGCGGCTTTCTACGAACTGCTTCTGTCAATTGGCCACCATCTTCATGTCCAACATATCCAGGAGGAGATCCAATCAATCTTGAAACATTAAATTTTTCTTGATATTCTGACATATCGATTCTAATCATTGAATCCGTATCTCCAAACATATATTCAGATAATGCCTTTACTGTTTCAGTTTTACCAACTCCAGTAGGTCCTAAGAACATAAACGATCCAACTGGTTTATTATGACTACTTACTCCAGTTCTAGACCTTTTAATTACAGTAGAAAGAGCCTCTACTGCTGAGTCTTGTCCAATGATTTTTGATTTTAGCTCTTCAGCCATTTTAATAATCATTTTCTTATCATCAACTCCTAATCTTTTTACTGGAATTCCAGTTTGCATTGATATAGTTTCAGCAATATCGTTAATATCTACCGTTCTTCTAGTCTTTTTAAGAGATTCTTCCCATTCAATAGTAGCATCTATTACCTTTTGGTCTACTGCAATCTGAGTATCTCTTAAAGTTGCAGCAAGTTCATAGTCTTGTTCTAGTACTGCATTTTCTTTTTTAATTCTAACCTCTTCTGCCTCTCTTTCTAAGTTTTTAATCTTAGATGGAACTTTTACTTCTAATAGATGAGTTCTTGCTCCAGATTCATCCATTAAATCAATTGCCTTATCAGGTAATTCTCTTGATTTAATATAACGCTCACTCAACTTTACACATGCTTCAATTGCATCATCGGTATATTCTACAGAATGGTGATCTTCATATTTAACTTTAATTCTACCTAGAATTTCTATAGTTTCTTCAATTGAAGGCGGGTCAATGAATACCTCTTGAAATCTACGGGTCAATGCACCGTCATCTTCAATATTTTCTCTATATTCATCTAGCGTAGTTGCTCCAATACACTGGACTTGCCCTCTTGCAAGGGCAGGCTTTAAAATATTAGATGCGTCTAATGCACCACTAACTCCTCCTGCTCCGACAATTGTATGAATTTCATCGATAAACACAATGACATTTTCTGCCATTTTAAGTTCTTCGACAATATTTTTCATACGCTCTTCAAACTCTCCTCTATATTTTGTACCTGCTACAATTGTTGTCATGTTGATAGATACCACTCTCTTATTTAAGAGAACTCTTGCAACTTTTTTAGATACTATTCTTTGTGCAATAGCTTCTACTATTGCAGTCTTACCAACACCAGGATCTCCTAAAATAATTGGATTATTCTTTTTTCTACGGGCTAAAATTTGACAAATTCTGTAAATTTCATTATCTCTACCAATAATAGGATCTAGCTTTCCTTCTGCGGCAAGCTTAGTCAAGTCTTCTCCATACTCATCTAAAAATGGAGTGTTGGTCTTTATTTTTCTTTTTCGACCTCTTTCGTTTTCGTACCCGTCTGCTGCTAATGACATATTTATACTTTGTTGTTATATCTTTATTTATCTAGTTATTATATTAGTTAGTATAATTTAGTTTACAATATCATCTGCAGCATAAACTGCCGGCAAAAGATCTGGTTTAACTCTTGCCCTATATCCTAGTGACTCTACATATCCTACCGCTGCCTTTACTAATTTATTTGAGCCGGCATTAGGATCTATATTATAATCTAAATCAATCGTATCTATTTCTATTCCATTTTCACGTAGATAAAGAGCAACTTCTACTGATCTTTCGACTTCACCCCAAAGACGAGTCCACATATCATTAATCTTTTCAACTCTACTTTTTTTGTAAATGACGTGGCACCCTGATGCCTCAATATGAAAAACTAGGGTAGTTGCATATGTTGTAACTTGTTTATTTTGACTATCGCAGCCTAGATACATTTTAATATCATAGCTTTGATTTTTATTTAGGTATTCTTTGACATATTCTGCCAAATCAAACCCCTTTGAATCTGTAAGTTTATAGAATTTCATTCTGTCTTTAAAAAGAAAGGGAATCCACATGAATTCCCTTAAAAGTTAATCTTTAGCGGTATAAGATATGTATCTTAGAAATTGGTTTCATTTTCTTGACGATACTTATTATGGAATTCCATAACCTTATCTCGAGCTTCTTCTGCAGTGTCGACAATTCTAAACATATCAAAATCTTTTTGGCTCATTCGACCGGCTGTGGCTACAGTTTCTTGCAACCAATCAACAAGACCTCCCCAATATTTTTTACCTACTAGAATTATTGGAAATTTAGGAGTATGTCCAGTCTGTGCAAGTGTTAGCGTTTCGAACAATTCGTCTAGGGTTCCTAATCCTCCTGGAAATACAACAAATGCTTGTGAGTATTTAAGAAACATTACTTTCCTTGTAAAGAAATATCTACATTCGATTCCTTGTGTAACATACTTATTCATACCAGACTCGAATGGAAGCTCAATTCCAACTCCAATTGAAGGGGCAGATACATTTTTCGCGCCGTGATTTGCTGCTTGCATAATGCCAGGACCTCCTCCCGTAATAATTCCAAATCCTTCGGCACCCATTATGGTACCAAATAGTTTTGCCTCTTCATACCATTTTGTTCCGGTTTTGGTTCTTGCGCTACCAAATACTGAAACACACGGTGGAAGATCGTTAAATGTATCGAATCCCTTAGTAAATTCTCCTTGAATTCTTAGAATTTGCCAAGCATCTTCAGTCTTTTTCTTCAAGCTCATGTAAATTAGTTAAAAGTGTTGAATATGTTTTTTCACAAGACTCATAGTGAAAAACATCTGTAAAATCTTTCATATTTTCATATTTAGACCAGAGATACTGTCCAAATCTTAGGTCATCTGTATTTCGACCATCTCCATTTTTGATCGACCAGCTGAGATATTCTCCATTAAGTCTGCTCCAATTAAGTATCATAATTATTAAAAGTAATATGGGACTTTCGATTATTATATCCGAAAATCCCATATTGTTTATGTGTTAGACCTAATTATTTTATATATCTATTCAATATAAGACACCATTTTTATAGGCTTATTATCTCGGTATACTATATCTACCCTTCTTCCTGAATTATCGAAAGTTGACATAACTACTCTTTTACCGTGCTTATATTCCATTTTAGAAGTAGTTCCATCTAAATGATACATAGTCCATACACCATGAGGAACTCCATCTAAATAAGTGCCTTCTTGTACTTTACTACCATCAATATTAATTTTAGTATATTTGATAAGATTACCTTCATTTACATCAAGTAATTGTAATCTAATACCGTTTTCTAAATCTATAGATTCTCCTAAGTCTAATACCTGCCCGCTAGCTAACCCTGTAGTTAATGCAAGCAGTGTTGTAATTAAAAATTTTACCATAACTGTTGCTTTATTTTATATTATATATCTACGGTAACATTTTGTTTACACTGAGTTAACTTTAATTACTTAAAGGCGCTTTAATTGAAGGATGATATTGGTATTCTACTAATTCAAAATCTTCTTTTAATAAACCATCGATAATTAAATCTAAATCTTGATTCCAGAAGTCTTTATCCTTGTTTATTTTAAGAGTTGGTAATTTATATGGCTCTCTTACTAATTGTTTAGAAGCCTGTGACGTGTGGTTTAGATATAGATGAGTATCTCCAAATCTACCAACTAGTTTACCAGGAACCATATCTACTATATTTGCTATAATTGTTAGAAGTAGACCATAGCTTGCGATATTAAAAGGTACTCCTAAAAAATAATCAGCAGACCTCTGGTTCCACATAAGAGAAATCTCTCGAGTAGGTACACCTTCGGCGTCCATCTCTTGTTCTATGCGATCATGATACATCGCAGACCCAATCTGCTTTTGGTACCATGACCATCTCTCATTTTGTGAAAGTTCTCGAGTGTACACTTGAAATCCATAATGGCACGGGGGAAGAGTCATCTTATCCAACTCATCTACATTCCAAGCATTAACCATCAAACGTCTTGAATCTGGATTTGTTTTAAGGTCGTTAATTAGGTTTTGGATTTGATCTGTTCCATTCCAATCTCTCCATTGCTTTCCATAGATAGGGCCTAACTCACCCCATTGCATAGCAAATAAATCATCCGTATTAATACGCTCAATAAATTCAGCTTGCGTTAGGATACGAACCTTATTTTGAACTGGATCATCAATGTGTACACTATAATCTGGTTCCTCTAAACCCCGAGCATAAGTAGCATATGCCTTATAGGCATCACCATTCCAAATATTACATCCGTTTTCAACTAAGTACTTGATGTTCGTATCTCCTTTTAAGAACCACAATAACTCAGTTACCATAGTTTTCCACGCCATCTTCTTTGTAGTCAACAGAGGAAAACCTTCTTTCATGTTATGGCTAATCTCCTCTCCAAAGATAGAGATCGTACCTGTACCGGTACGATCTCCTTTTTTACTACCCTTAGTAAATATCTTTTGAATAATGTCTTGGTAATCTCTATCTAGTGTGTTCATTCTTCTTCATCAAATTCAAATTCTTCGCCTTCATTTCCTAATTCGGTACAATCAAACTCGGTAAGAAGTTCGTATAGAACATCATAAGTTTCTGCTAAACTCTCTGAGGGATCTGAAGTCCATCCTTCTCCATCTTCATACACAAAGATTTCAACACCATTGCTGTCTTCGTGAAATCGATATCCAACTTCAACTCCGTCAATTTCTAAAGTACCTTCATATGTAACTGACCAGTAAATTTCCTTTGGTGTTTCAACAATTTTAACGGTTGACATAATACTATAATATTTTATTATTTGTTAGACATGCATTCTTTTAGAATATCGACATATTCATTTAGGCCTTCTAGTTCAAATGCCTTAATTGAAATCATTAATTGATCCTTACTGCTAAGGTTTGCCCAATTTTGGATTTCATTGATATTACCTCCAAAGTGCTCAATGATTTTTCTGGGCTGAACTTGATTAATCAGCTGCTGTTTGATGTCATGCTGATATTGTTCTGTCAAATTATCTTTCATTTTGTTTAATAAAGGGGTTGTGTAAAATTCTGTAAGATTCGTGGCCGGGCTTTGTTTTTGCTGGTTCTATCCAGCCCAGTTCAAGAAGTTTATTGATTGATTGTTTTGCGTTTTCTACGTTTCCGTTTGAATGATAGTTAAAAAATCCAAGTTGACCAAATGTATCTTTTTGTCTTTCAGGCCTGCGTATTGCTTGGCTTATGATAACATATAAAACATCTAAATGATCTGGATATGTTGGTAATTCTTCGTGAATACCTAAAATATATTTAAGTGGTAAGTAATCTTCATCAATTTTGCGAAGATCTTTATCAGAAAGCATTAGTATCCTCTTTTTTGGCGAGCTTTGTTTTCTTCAGCTTTTGCAAAATAATAGTTGTATGCTGTTTTTGCGTCAAGGCCGATAGATGCTGCATAGTTTATAAAAAAGTGTAGAATATCTACCCACTCCATATAAAGCTCTTTTTTATCATCTTCTGATAAATCAGAAACTTTCATGTTTTCATACTTTGAGAAGTCAGTTTTCCAGTATTTCCAAATGGCATTTCCACTGCCATCTTTAATACCTCCAAGAGCATCAGTCATTTCATGAATTTCATCGATTACAGCATGTGTGTTAGTGTGCCAGAAATTCATTACATCGCGAAGGCTCATATCTTCAAAGTTAAAGCCATAAGTCTTTTCCTGCATCTCTTTTTGATGTTTCATAATATCTTCAAGATGCGTCGTAGATTCATCATAAAAGTCTTTGACTTCTAGATCTTTGCATTGATTATCGGTGTTTGCCATATTATTGGATTACTTTAATCTTTTATTCTGATATTACAAATTGTTTCTTATAAGAGGCCAAATAATTGTTAATTTTTTCAGCTCCGTATGGATTCATAGAATGTACCATATAATCTGGAAACTTTCCTCCATTTTTCAGGTAAAAATCAATGATCCACACTGCACAATCATATCCTGTTTCTTCATTAAATTTTTCTGGAAAATCTTCGCTGCTACCACAAGCACATAAAATTTCATAGTGTTCTTCTGTAAAATCATGTCCAAATGAAATTAAATCTGGTATACCATGTTTTTTAACAAAGCTTGTAAATTCCGCGTAGTTTCTGACAATATTCCATTTTTTATCCGTATATGCTTCTGCTTTTTTTCCTATTCGCAGTCGCATGTATTTATATACATCGCTTGGATTGGTGGAACCGTCTAAAAAAACATTCATTAGAATAGAGTGTTTTGTGTAAAATTATTATTGTAAAAATAATCCATTGTTGATTCATTAACCCTTGCAACCTTTCGTTTATTAATCAAATTTGGATTAGCACTTAACCTTGAATATACACCAAACTGACATAAGCCAACTTCACATCCATATGTCTTCAACTCATTCTGCTCATGTTCGAATATTTTTACACCATCGACGACCATATTCCACTCATTTTTATTAAGTGAAATTTCACCTATTAAATCTTTATAGTTTTCTCTAAACCATATTACTCTATCGCCATGTGGTATTTTACACCCTTCACCAAACATCATGTCGAGTGTCAGTCTAGCACCGGGACCTGGCATGCAAAATCTTTCATCATGATTTATTGGTATGTTTGGATTAACTGAATTTGATGTCGAGCAATGATAGCCATAGTATTGACCTACTCCTTCAATTTGGGTTAATATACCATACATCTCCTCAAGAGATTTTACCCTAGCCATTCTTTTTGTAATACCTCTAGGAATAAATCCAGCAACCCAAAGTAATATGTTAATCTTATCTGCATTTCTTTCTACTCCTCTATTTTCAGATACCCACTGATTAGAAGCTCCAAAAAGAGAAGTCCTTAATTCTGTTGTACCATATATTCCCAGTCCAAGAGAAAGAGCATCGTCTATATTTTTTCGGATTTCCATTTCATAGTCCTTATCTACAAGCAACCTTTCAAAATCAATAAGTGCTTTTTTAGGATCAGGTTCTCTTGTTAAAATCTGGTGAATACCTCTTGCTCCATAAAAGTGAGATATTATGGTATTACAAATAATATTATCCATGGACATATCTGACAGAACAATATTCTGCATGATATATCTCATACGATCGTCATATAGAATGTGGGGGTGAAAGTATTCTACTGTTTCTCCTAGGGCTTCATCACCTCCACTGTCATAACTATTTCTATATCCATAATTAAGTTCGGATCTTTCATTTACCTTATTAAAAAAGTATCCTATTCTGTCAACGACCTCCATGTTGACTAGCGCTCTCATATTATCCGACATATTAATATATTATTTTAATCATAGAATAAACAGTCATATCCTCCAACTTCTTGGAAGATTATAATTTCTTCTATTTGATTATTTTTGTAGGTTTCTGTTAATCTTTGTATTGCAGATTTAGATCTTTCATGATTACCGTGTAGTTCAATAAATAATATTTTAGGTTTGTATTCTAATATACTTTCTATAATATCATATTCTGCACCTTCGATGTCTACTTTGATTATGTCTGGTTTTACTTCAGATAATAGGTTTTCTATATGATAGTTTTTTACATCATCATATTCACCAAACCTATTATTTCTTTTAATTATTGAAGTTGAGCTATGGTTACTTTTTGCTCCAGACTTGTATATTTTTACGGTTTCTTCATTAGATCCAGAAACCGCTGCATATAAAATCTTTACTTTAATTTCTGAAGCAAAATTAGAAGATGCTATATTATAATTTCTAAAATCGCATTCTACACCATATACCCTAGATGCTCCGTGATCTAATGCAATTTTAGTAAATCCGCCAATATTAGTTCCTAAATCTAGGCAAACTTTATTATTATAATCTACTTCTTCTTTAATGTAGTTAACGATAGATTCTTTAATCATATCTTTATCTACCCTTTCTTGTGCATTTAGCTCAGCAATGTACCTTTTTTTAAGATTTGATTGTTGTTTAGTTAGGCGTGCCATTATTTTTGTACTAAATTTGATACTATGTGTACTACTTGTACTTCTGGATTTTCCTCTTCGATAATTGCTTTTTGGATTGGATCATCTTCAAAAAATCGAGTAAGGTTATACCCATCCTCTCTAAGCTTTTTAATCGTTCTTGCCTTATGTAGACCTGAATAGGTTCTTGCCTGTACTGTATGATTTCCTCGTTCTGCTAGGGTCATTGGGTTGAAAATAATCTCGCCAATAAATCCTGTGTTTTTCTCTACATACTCTTGTACATATTCTGCCTCATCAATACATCTTCCTGTAATGATTATATCATCCGTCCATCTTGGCGTTACTCCAATTGAAACTACACCGTCAAAATCATATCCGTAAAATTCGTGTCCTGTTCTCATAATATTATAATACTTTAATCTATTAATCCTTAATATTTTTGAAAAAAAGGGAGCCGTTGTAGGCTCCCTTATCACAACTAAATAAAGGTTAAACAGTTGTTTTTGTTCGAGGCGTTGCCAGCTTAAGTTGCTTCTTAGTAACCTCTGTCAATTCACGATTTGCCAATGCATCACATTCAACAACTCCATCACGGAACATCATCTGCTGAGGTGGAGTTTTTTGCGTAAGGGCAGAAGGTCCACGAAGAGCACCAACGATTCCCATTTCGCGAGCTACTTTTACGTAGCGAAGAGCATCGATTACAACACCACCAGAGTTTGGTGAATCTTGTACGGATAGCTGAGCATCAAAGATAACTGGAGCTCCTCCAAATCCTTCCATTTCAAGACGGAAGTTAGCCACTTTATTATCTGCGTAGTATGGAATGTACTCAGATGGGCCAGCATGTAGGAATGAATCATCAGTCGAGATGTTACGAATTTCATTCTGAGCGCGGATTACATTCTCTTTAGAGATCTTCTTAGAAGCAAGGCGTGATTTGTCTTCCATGTTCAAGAAGTCTGTGTTACCTCCAACATTACGTTGGATGTGTGCTTTTACATGGTGTCCACGTTCGAATGCAAGTTCTTGTAGCATTTGAGAAAGAATTGAAGCACCAAACTGACTACGCATATCATCTCCAATCAATGGAATTCCAGCATCGATAAAACGCTGCTCCCATTTTGGATCAGATGCGATAAAGACCGGAATACAGTTCACGAAAGAGATTCCAGTTTCTAGACAGATTTCAGCCCAAAACTCTGTAGTTTTTTGAGAACCTACTGGCAAATAGTTTACCAATACTTCTACGTCATATTCTTTTAATTGAGTAATAATACGATCTTTCCATTGGCGCTCTTTTTTAGAGGTCCATGCTGTACGATTCATATCAGTCTCGTTACGAAGATCCTCATCTACTAAGAAACGATTTGCTTCTGGGTAGTGATCCATTAGGGACGCATATCCATCAATAACTGGAGATTCGTACACTGGAGATGTGTTAGTAATAGTCTCCACGATATCGTATGCACAGTTTGGTCGCTTTTTAAGCGCTTCTCCAAGAGGAAGACCAATTTTGCGTTCGTCAATATCGAATCCTACTACAAATTCAATATTTTCGGCTTTATATCCTCCAATATCGAATTTCATCATACCTGTTTTTGCATCGGTGTGTTCAGTATAGTACTGTACACCTTCTACTAGAGATTTAGCACAATTTCCTGTACCAATAATCCCAACTTTAATTTTTTCGTTCATGTTTAAACCTTTATTTGTTTTATGTTAATTATACAGACTACCTGAAAAAAGTTTCATAATTAGTTTAAAAAAATTCACTTTAGGTGTTCCATGTGATATTTATCTAATTTGGTGGGGTTATAGGCAACTAAAATACCTATCTCCCCTATCACATAAGAACGTAATAACATTTCCTTTATTTTGTTCACACCACCTTTCGGCTGCTAAAATATTGGCTCCTGCAGAAATACCTACGAATATACCATGTTCTTTTGCAAGCAACTTAGCTCTATTAATTGCATCTTCCGTAGATATTTGGTAGATTTCACTTACATGTTTTAAGTCTACCAAGAATTTACTGCCATCTCCAATTCCTTGAATTCCATGAATTCCAGGTTCTCCTCCACTCATTACTGGAGATTCTTTAGGTTCTACAGCAACTATCTTCATGATAGGATAGTTTTCTTTTACCTTTAAACCAGCTCCCATTAAAGTTCCTCCTGTTCCGGTTCCACTTATAAAAACCGAAGGGAATGTTGCTGTAGGTAGACTTTTAAAAAAATTAACGATCTCCTTTGCTGTTGTTTTTTCATGAGCTTCGATGTTTAGAGGATTTGCAAATTGATTGCAATTAAACCATCCATTTTCTGCGGCTAATTTATCGCGAAGCTGGATAGCTGCATCAAAATCACCAGCATCTACCTCAATTAATTCAGCACCATAATATTCTAGTGTCTTTTTACGCTCAATACTCATATTACTTGGCATGACAATAACACATTTATATCCTCTTTCTGCGGCTAACCATGCAAAAGATACTCCCATATTACCACTCGTTGCCTCAATAATTGTTCCTCCGGGTAAAAGCTTTCCTGATTTCTCAGCTTCATTTATAATCCAACTTGCTGGGCGGTCCTTAATACTACCCGTAGGATTGAGCAATTCTGCCTTGGCCCAGATTCTATCTGAGATTTTAATCATTGGAGTATTTCCAATAGATTTACTAAGATTTGACATTTGTTCTTATTTAGAATAAACTAATCGTCTTTTTGATTAGATTTTGGTTTTTATTTCCAGTATTCCAGTCCCAATAATAGAACTCTCTGCTTAGGTGAACAGATCCTGGCTTTTCCATATAGTTATTAGCAAAATCTTCTGCATTTTCTTCAAACCAGTGAGTAGGCCAATCTAAAACTTCAAATCCTGCCTCTTTACCTAATTTTCGAACAGTATGATTAAACGCCTCCATAACTTCAACTCGCTCTAATCTGCTTCCAGCGAAGGGAGTGCCCTTGTACCATCCTGTTTTTGGAATTCTTCGACCCTCATACTCGATTGGCAGGAGAGTGTGTACTGTAATCTTATTAATGTTAAGACTCTCTAATCCTTGAAGCTGTTTAATGTAGTTAGTTGCCAAATCTACCGCAGCCTGATATGGATTTGATTGGCGACATAGATGGTGGCGTACATCGATATTACCAAAATATGTAATTAAATGACTTGTGCCTTCTGGAATATAATTATGAATTCCTTCCTTTAGAGTTCCAAATAGAGTTTTTCCGTCATTTCTACAGATATCGCTACCAAATGGTGCAACTGAAACCGAATGGCTATCTCCAAGAACAAATGTACCGGTACCTGCAATTAATCTAACCGTAGATACTTCTTTACATTTTGCACTTATTGCCTCGTTGTCTAGAGCCTTCCAGCCATCTGAACAGCTTTTCAGTCGACTTCGAACAAACTCACCGACATCTGGCATTTCTCGATTTAGAATATAAATGTCACCTTTAAAATCAAGAAATCTTTTAATTCGCTCTGCTGGTTCATCAGTTGCTCCACCAAATAGATTATAGGTTCCTGCAAATTCCATAGGTAGTGCAACTAACCACGCGTCATATTCGTGAATATTATCAGATTTAGTTAGTACATCAGCATTAATACCATGATGTTTAATCTGTGATTGTAGTAGATAGCTCCACGCACTCTTATGAGAGCTTAGTTTGGTACTATACGTCGTGACTACATCGTCAATAGCTACTTTTTTACCCTTTAATTCTTTTGAAATACTTGCAAAACTTTTAGTCTTCATTTACTTTAATCCATTTATGTTCACTACTTAATTGAAAGGAACCTATACATTTTCTGTTCCATTCAGTTGGTGAAATTAGCGAGAGAAAAACTCCACCGTCTTCACCAACATAAAGGTGATACGTATCACCTATAACCGGTTCAAAGTTAAATTTTGATGAATATACTAGTTCGTTCCATTGGTACTCATCAACCATTTTTTGAAACTCGGCTTTTAGCTCATCAAATTTTGCCTTTAATTGATGATTAACCTTATTAATACCTCTTGCCTTCCAAGAATCAACATCCTCATGAACTATTGCTGGCGCTCCAACATTAGTTGCATATGGTAGTACTGCGGCATAGAAACCCCTCTCTTCGTCGTAGACTACCTGGTCTGGATATTTTTTCTTATTCTTCGCCAATTGGATATTGGTTCTTATCGTTAATATAATTCTCTAAGCCTTGAATATATGCGACTGCATCAAGCAGATTGTCGCGTTTATGATTATAACTTTCACGAGAGAATTTAAGTGCAACGAGTGCCATGAACATTTCGCGGCCAGTTACATCTAGACCGGTCATTCCACTAAAGATTTTTGCGGCACGATCCATGCCCTCTGAAAATGGGCCATATTGGCGATCTGCCTCTTCGCCTCGATTGTTTACAATTTCGTGTGCTTCTTCTAAAATGCTCTTCATATTACTATTATTCATTTATTATTATAGAGAAAAAGACCGCTTTGTTTCGACGGTCTAGTAGGTTCGGAAAGAATTTTTTGGAAATTTTTTAGAATGTGCTGATCATCGAGTCGACCCAGGCTCATTCACTGACCGGCTAGTGCATCTCCAGCAAAGAACTTTTGCAACATCCTCATCCACTAAAACAACTTCATCGCACCCACCTTCAGGTGCCCAATCTCCCCACTTTGAGGTTTCTGGATTAGAGTTCATGCACTTCAACTCTCTCATCTCTTTTGATCTACGTGATTTTGTCCTTGCCATAGTTATTAATTACTTCTAATCTTTATAGACCCCTTATTCTATTTGTTTCAGAGAATTTGAGAAGAGAACTGGGGGAAATTTTAGTTTTACAGCCTTTCTACACCTATATATTCCATTTATTTTAGTGCACTTTTTTATTCTAACACTATTATATTTACTCAGGTTCTTTGGCGGACTTATGACCCTTACAATAGGGTCCGGTAATACCCTTCCGGTCCCGGGAATATTTGGGGGCCCTTGCAACATTATTGGATGACTCACGCCCTATATGGGTACCCTTTTAATAGATTCCCCAATACTGTGACTACTCCAATTATTATGATCCACCTCTAAGTACTCTAATAGAAATACAAATACCCTTGGGGTGGGGAGTACCATTGCGGGGGTGGGCGCCGCCTCGGTGTGATTTGGGGGTTATTTTAGAGGGGATAGTGGTGTTATCATTCTGGGGTTTTGGAGAGTTGGGAGGGGTTGGATGGACCCCAGTCTATCACTTTGAATAGTGATCGTCGCTTCGCGATCGATCTCAACCATCCGATTCTCGGTTCTTAGAAGACTCAGAGTTCTCAAAGTATTGTGGGTAATAGTGGTGGGTTGGATTGGGATCCCCCACAAAGGGCCCGAAGTGCTTTCCCGGACCGAGAATATTTCGCGCACATTGGGAACACTTTTATGGTGTCATTCACTATTATTAGTTAGTGTTAGAGAGTGAGAGGAACGAGAGAGAGCCATGGTCCCCTAAGCCATGGTCCGTGTGCTCGGATAATTCACCACCACCTCCTTTTTGGCCGGTGAAAGTGACCACCTCCTGGTTGGGTGAGGGCCCATCTTGGGACGGGAGTCATAGTGTTGGGGGAGTGGGTGTGGGAGAGGCCATGATTCGCCCCATGCTCTCCGCACTAGAGGGACCTTTCATCCCGTTCGACCCTAAGCTCTAGTTATATGCACTCTTTCCCCGTTTGTTTCACGGTTAGATAATTATTTTCTGGATAGTCTCTATACTCCAAGTACGTTCTTTCTTCCAGGTGATCCAGTATAGAGAGGGACTAAAGGGTCGATAGCGCTTCCAAGGATCCTGTGGATCTGTTATACTGGATGGTAGGGACTTATGGAATTCGGGTGTTACTACTGTACAGGTTGTAGTGGATAGTAGGTCTTTAACCTTTTGGTGGAGGTTGTTATCCTTACTATCTAGTTGTTGGATACTATTAGTATACCAGATGCGTTCGTTGTTATGTTCTAGTTGGAGGCCCTTTTCCTTATTTAGACTATTTGGGTTTTGTTTATTATGGGCCCACCGGAGGAGTGCACTCTCTTCCCAGATAGGTTGCCCCTGGAACTTCACCCGGAGTGCACTTCCAGAGTGAATCCTCTTGTTGGATAGGTCCCATAGCATATGCTTATTAATGCGTTCACGGACATAGTTGTGCGGTCGGTTACGCTTCAGGAGGTCACAAATATCCTCACTAACATAATCTAGTATAGTGGGACAGATCTTTAACAGGGGAAGATCTGAATAATTGACAGTGTCAACCCCTGCTAGATACTCAACTGTTATATCTTCGATTGGGATCATGCTGCCTCGTTCATTACGTATGCTTTGCTTGCCCAAGTCTTTGAATTAACAGCGCTATATTGGTGCTGTGAGTAAAGTGCTGTATTATAGAACATACTGTTAATAGTTCCAACGGTGAGGTTCTTCAGGATGGTCTCGTCGATGAGGTGAATCTTTTTACCAACTCGGGCGAAAAGAGTTAACCAGTGATCGCTTCCCTCTGGTTGGAATTGAACTGTTTGGAGTCCACCCTTCTTAAATCCACTAATAATAGTTTCTGGATACTTAATGAATCGTTCGTTCTCGAAGTCTCTAGCATCGACAATAGTAAGGAATCCAGCGCGACACTTAACTACGTGGCGGAATTTACCATTGCTATAGTTAGCCAGTACGTCAATAGTTGGAATTCCAGTGGTGTTGATTAAATTAGTCATATTGCTTATAGCTTTAATTACATAGGTAATATAATAAAAATTCTTGACATAAAAAAATCTGGTGCAACTTTTTTTAAATTATTTTTACTGCACTCGGGATGAGGTGCGTCAATATAAATATAATCAATTTCCTCTAAACGGTAAAATATAATAGTCACATAATATAGACAAGTTATTAACAACTGTCGCCGCTCGGAATAATGCGCTTACACTTGGCACTTTACGCTCCATGGTATATTACTTATACTGTTGCAGTCTGTAGCTAATTCGCGATATGAGCCATGGCGCAACGAAAACTTTTTTGAAAATAATTCACTCCAGATTTTTTTATTTGAGCAGAATTGATTATATTAGCTATGTAAGTTACTTAATAATTATTCAACATGGAGATTCTCTCTAACAACTATCACTTTTTAACCAACCTTCTTGTGGTTGTTACTATTGCCCATTTGGCCGAGTTTACTGTTAGCCTTTGGATGATGGGCATCAAGCAAAATATCGAGCTTCGCGCTAAGTATCCTGAAATTGCACACATGATCGGATAATGAGAATATCACCTTACACCCTTGGAGTTATTGCACGTATGAATCATAAACCACGACGTCCCTATGAGTGCAATCGTCTTACTGAGCTACTTAAAGAATTAGTTGTGATTAAACCATATGCTCAATGGCTTCGTGGTTGGGATGACACTGATAGTGAATATTCCATTATTGAAGATGCTATGAAAAAAGTTGAAAAATAATTCACTCCAGATTTTTTTATTTGAGAAAAAAGGTTTATATTTATACTGTAATTAAAGCTATAAGCAATATGAAAAACAATCGTTATCCTGATGGCTACCAGCCAAAAATCGACTACTGGACTTATAAGATGAAGCGTGCCATCGAGCAATTGGATGGAGATAAGATCGAGTTCGCTGCTGGCAAACTTAAGTACTTTACTGCTCGTCAACGAATTGTCGAACGCCGACTGATGGGTCTGATCGACTAAAAAGAATTTGGGACCTCATCCCCTCTGAGGTCCCACTTATTAACCCCTCATATTGTAACAGGGAATCCACCTGGGACCGAGTAGACTCCGTCGTGTTTATATAAAAAAGAGTGTGTTTATGGATACGTGAAAAAAAGTTGAAAATAATTCACTCCAGATTTTTTTATTTGAGAAAAAAGGTTTATATTTATACTGTAATTAAAGCTATACGCAATATGAAATTCACATTCAACATTAAACCCTTCCTTGGAGCAGTCATTGCAATCACCGCTGCTATCATGACAGCTACTGCTCAAATTGACAATTATATCCACTTTGCTGGAGAGGCTAACGCAATGGCATTCTTCTTGCTGACTGGTATGATGGGTCTTGGTCTTTTGGCCGCTAGTTTTGAAGTCGAAAATAAATAACCTATATATGAAATTACTTATCAATTGCCAGTACTACGAAAATTATAATGTCGGCCCCGATGGCTTCAACACCTATGGAGATGGAGAGCCACATTGGAAACCGAAAGGCGGTCACCAATTCGAGATTAATAACTTCGATAGCGATCTCTTATTCTATAGTGAAGATGAGGTCATTGAGGTTCTCCACAAGCTAGTTGAAAGCAAAAACAATGTTGCTAGCAGATTCGAATTTGTATCACACGAGCTAGTGTTCGGTGAACCAGATGAAATCAACTATGATGAATTTCTTAGTGTCTGGAATGAAACAATTGCGGAAAACTCTCTATAATAAATAAGAAAATAATTCACCAAAAGTTTTCCCGTTTAAGAAAAAAGGTTTATATTTATACTGTAATTAAAGCTATAAGCAATATGTCAAACATTCAATCTCTTTCAAGCACTGTTCTCGACGAACGTCGTGCACAAACGCTTAACGCTCAAGCACTGCGTAAAACTGTGCCAGTTCGCGATATTAACATCGTTGACGACAAGACAATCGAACTAAACGGAAAACGTTTGGAGATGACTCCAAAGGCATTTAAGAATCTGATGCAGATTATTGGAATGTCTCAGACCTTTGCTAAGAAGTTTGAAACTCTGTTTAATGCAGAAACGAAGGCTAAGTTCATTAATCAAATTAAGAACGCTATGGCCGCTCAGATGAATGAGCTTACAATGATCGTTTCTCCGATCCAGCGTAAAGTAGTTGGCTTCTCAAAGCAGCCTACTGATATGATCAGCCACGATCGCTTCTTGGATCTTGCTGACCGATTGGTTGATCAGCATGGATTCGAAATCTCTAATTGGGGAGTCGGTCAAGATGGTAGTGTAACTATCAATGCATTTAATCCGAAAGCCCAGTTCGACATCGGTCTTAACGATGAGGTTTTCACTGCTGGTCTGACGATGAAGAATGGTCCTCTCACTGGTATTGAAGTTGCACCCTATGTAAATCGTATGTGGTGTGCTAATGGTCTTACCACCAATTTCGCACAGGATAACTATCAACTGCAGAACTTGACTCCAGAGGCGATGGAGAACTTCTTCCAACATATGGCTGAATTGCGTCGTAATGGTTTCGTTCCTACCGACTTTGCAAGCACTGTACAGCGAGCAACTAATACTCCTGCATCTCTTTGGGAATTGGAGCGAGGTCACAACATGATTAAGAAGCACGTTGGAGACCGAGCAGATAACTGGATCCCATTGCAAGAAAACCTGCTAGCTTACGGTCAAATTGGTTTCGATCCTAAGAACCTCAACGCTGACCAAAAGAAGAACGCTCGTTCTAACCAATCTATCTGGTCCTTGGTAAATGGTATCACTCACGTAGCAACTCACGCTCCAGAGCAACTTGCCTTCGATATGACTGATGATGATTCAACTCACATGATGATTCAGGCTGGTAATATTCTCGGTTCTAACTGGAACCTTGCTAACGAGATGCCAAGTCCATTCGCTGCTAAGTTGAGCCAAGAAGATCAAGTTGGAGCTCTCCTTAACTAATAAAATCCGTATCTACAAAGGAGTAGATGTTACTATAAATTGGGCCTTCCCTTCGGGGTGGGCCCATTCTTTTTTTAAAAATAATTCACTAAAAGTTTTTCTATGTCGTAGAAATTGATTATATTACCTATGTAATTAAACATCAAACAAATCAAACAGATGGAACAAGTAGCTAGACTCGAAATCAACAAATACCGTCGCAAGTATAACGACGTTGTTCTCCGTAAATTGCGCAATGCTGGAATCGAGTATCGAGAAGAAGGCGCCCGCAATCCATTCGCAATCAAAATTATGGTTTCAACTGAACAATTTGAAAAAGCTCGTAAAATTGTTGCGGGAGTATCTTACACTAATCCACGATACTGAAACCAATCTTAAACAAAAGTTATGAAAGAGATCACATTGAACAAAGTAAAGGTAAACGAGGTTTATCAGTTCCAAGTATTAAGCGATGCTGGCGCAGGCAGTGGTTCGCAATCATTCTATACCAAAGTAGGTAAAGTGAAAGAGATCAATGCCGAGTTTGTTCGAGTGTTTAATGGCGTAGGTAAACAAAGCGATAAAATCCGCAACCGACACATTGTCCGAATTTATTCGGTACTAAATTAAAAATAATTCACTAAAAGTTTTTCTATGTCAAGAAAAATGATTATATTACCTATGTAATTAAAGCTATAAGCAATATGCAAACAACCATTAAAGACATCACAATCGAATTGGCGGACGACACTATCCTTATCCGCGACGCAAAATCACTTGAATTGCTCCGTGCTAAAGTGTTCAAACCACATGAAGCCGTTGAAAAGTACCATGAGTTGGTAAAAATCTACCGTGAAAAAAATCAAAAATAATTCACTCCAGATTTTTTTATGTCGTAGAAATTGATTATATTTATACTGTAATTAAACATAACACCACAATGATTTACACACTCAAGCAATCTGCATCTAACACTATCACTGCAACCGCAGTAGATACGAACGAATCAATGGTAATCGACAACGCACACAACCGTTACGATGCCGTTTCACGCTATCTTGGAGAGGGCAAACTTCTCTCTATTTCCGATCGAGGTACCTGGTCTGGTCGTAAAGACTATGAAGGTTACTACAACACTAAGGCACCCGCTAAAAAGATGAAGGTTAACCTTACTAGGCTCGACGATCTTAACTTCAGCGACGATCTATTTGTCCCAATGCGAACCAATACGGCAGCTGATACTTTCCTGTCGAATGAAGGTGGTTTTCTTCCTGGTACTAACGTAATGGCGGCTGGAGCTCCTGGTGTCGGTAAGACTACTGTTCTTCTGGAAATGCTGTACAAGGTCCAACAATCTAATCCAGGTAAGAAGGTTCTCTTTATCTCTGCGGAGATGAACCAGTTGGATATGGCCCGCTACTTGAAGCGTTTCCCGCATTGGGGCCAATTGCCAATCCTGTTCCTGTCTGACTATTCTGATGGACAGGCAAAAGAGGCAATCGAAGCCACTCTCAACCAGGGCTATGACCTTGTCCTTACTGATTCCTACACAGAGGTAAATGACACTGTAAAAGAGGACACTGGAATGTCGCGTGGTAAAACAGAAAAATGGTTCCTTGACCTGATGACAAGCCACAACAAGGCTAATAATAAGTCAAAGAGCTATACCACTTTCGTTACTATTCTCCAGCTTTCAAAAGGCGGTACCTTCGTTGGTAGTAATAAGCTTAAGCACATGACTACTGCAATGCTCCACTTGGACTGGAAAGGTTCTGAAAATAGCAGCGAACGCTATATGGAATTCTCTAAGAACCGCACTGGTTCAGTTGGTCAAAAGATGTTCTTTAACTTCGACAACGGAGTCCAATTCGACGACATCCGATACAAGCGCGATCTGCTCAACGAGGAGATGATTAAAGAGGAACGCGAGCGGTTGAAGACTGAAGAAGATGCCTTCGACAAGCTGTTCAACAGCCTACCCTCTGAGTCTGACTCGGTTGATTCTCTTGCCGCTGCTGAAATCGCACAACGCGAGGCAGCTGCAATGTCTAGCCTTGGGTCAGAAAACTAATAACCGAGCTGGACGGTAGATTCCAGCACTTTAATTACAGTTGGGAGGACCTTGTGGTGGGGTTCTCCCTTTTTTTGTGTTCCAAGAGTAGTGATAGGGGCAGGAGACCTACGCGTCGTGTGTATGTGTACGCTCTGGTTTAATAGGGCATCCCTGAAAGGCTTAACCCTTTGAACATTGTAAAATACTCATCCCTACGCGCGCGTGTAAGGGGTGGTGTGGGACTTAATACTACGGAAAGTGCTTTTTCTTGAGATTGTGGAGGGGGAGGGGCTTGAGGGGACCCTTCTTGGGCTGGAGGTGTATCCTATATAGAGATATAAAAGGTGGATAGGGACAGGGATGACTGGGAAGGGACAGGGAAAGGGCTAGACTAATAGAAAGGGGACTTGGGAGGGTAGGGGTTCTTATTCTATGTTCTTATTATCCTTATCTAGGTTTTATTATAGATCTATTATAGGATTGTTTATATCTCTATATAGAATTATTTTATTTGGGGTGGGCGGCCGAGGTCGGCGCCGAGCGGTCCCTTTGGCCCTAGTTATACTTTATATAGTGAACGTGTGCTGTGGTACAGAGTCTTCATTTGTAGGTCTGTTAGAACCTTATTGTCCCAGAAATAGAGTTGTGATAGGTCTCCGTCAAAGTGAATACTTCTATTAAGTACTCCACTCGTCGTGGATGCTCCCTTTCCAAGGGCATTAACGCTACCATATGTAAATTCTTGGTCTAGTACGCCATCTACCCACATTCTAATAGTCTTATTTGTCGATGAATAGGTCCATCCTACTAGGTGCCATTGGCCATCACCACATCCAGTCTCTCCAACAATATCAAAGTAACCATTCGTTACATCTGATCCTGACATTTGGATTCTTCCTGCGTCGTTTAACATAAACTTAAATGCCTTATCCCTTCCAAAGTCTAGTATACCCCAGTTAATTGAAGAAAAGCTTCCAGTGTGTGGTGCGTCGCAACTTGTCCTGATCCATGCACATGTTGTCATTTCGGAAATTTGGTTTTCGTTTCCATAGGATATACCTTCAATTTGTACAAAGTCTCCTTCATCGCCATTAAAGTTAAAATATGGATAATCATCAGGATCTGTCCCAATCCAAGTTGGTGCAGTTATTCCAACACCAAGGTTTATATTATTTGAAGTACCGTTTAAATTAGTCCATGCTGTTCCGCCGTCAAACGATGAAGGGTCTCCAGCATCAAGGTGCAATGTTGCTCCATCTGAAATTCCACCAACAATAAATATTTTAGGATCGATAAGTGCAGCGTCCAATATGTCGCTTACACTTGTTGTTGGAAGACCTAGAAATCCAGCAAGATAAATTAGTTCAGCATCGTCAGCTGCTACTCTAATATTCTGTCCAGGACCGTAAATAGTATATCCATCAACTGGTGGATTTATTCCATTAACAAATCCAGTTTCAGCAGTTGGTCCACCGCCCTTCTTTTTGTTTCTTACCCCGAAATTACCTCTTTTATTTGATGAATTTTCGGATCCACTTGCATTAAATTTAATAGCTTTAATCAAAACCTTTAGTTTATTTTTAAGTTCTGATTTATATATCAATCATCTAAATGTGGTAACTTTATCCTAATTATAATCCGTATTTAGAACGCTGTGATTGCCATACCTGGTTAACTTCATCATCGGTAATAGTTCTATCCCATACTGCTACCATGCCAATTCCACCACTTTCTACTGGACCAGCATATCCTTGACCAACTCTAATTGGACCAGCTGGTAAAATTGCAGTTGTCGATCTTTCAGTGTAATCTGGTATCCATGCACCTCCATCAATTGACCACCATCCTTGTCGTGCTACTCCATTAAGTTTACCAGTTGTCATTTTGATTCCGACAAGATGCCAACCTGAAGTACCTATTGAATTAGTACGACCGAATCCATATGTGCCTCTCCTACTATACCAACTGAATCCTTCATTTGGTTCCCATGTTACCGCAATTTCATGCTCATATGAATTGTACTCAATTCCAGCTTTTTCGAAAATGGTATCCCTTTCTCCTATGTCGGTGCTATTTACCCACATCAATAGTGTCATATCACCGCCCATATCTACCAGTTCGTGTCCAGATTCAGATTGCCAATATGATGCATTATTAAACTCAAATGCTTGTGTACCATAAATATCAAGATGTGGTAGTGTACCATTAATGGCATTAAATTTTATGCCATTTGCTAAGTCGTACCAAGTATTACCTCTAGCATAAGATGCAACGTGTCTAGAATCAAGTAGTAATTGTAAATTTTGTGTTGGGACGTATTCGTATCCTATATTGTCAACATATACATCTGGGTTTTGTTGTGCCCATTTTAAAGCAACTTCAATTGATGTTGTTTCACCTCCTAAATACCCAATTAAATTAATTAGTTCACTATCATTTGAAACTACTTGAACTCCCGGAGATCCACTACTTAAGTAATATACTGCATATCCTCCAGCTGGAACGTCTACTCCGTGAAAAAATCCAGTAGTAGAACTAGGACCTTCACCAAATGTTCTTGGACTAATTACCCAATTTCCTTTTTGTAAATAATTAGGAACTTTTGATTCTGAATATTTAATTCTATTTGCCATATTCTTTAATTAATTTAATGTATATATTGACTAATAGAATATATCCTTATTCTTAGGATCTAACCACGGTGAATTTTCTAATAATTTATTAGGATCCCAATTAATTGAATGATTCAAAGGCACACTGTCAACTAAAATATTTTCAGCATTTCCATCAATTGATTTCCATGTATTTCGATTAACACTCAATGAATAGTCCATATACTTAAAATCACCACCTACAATTTTATCAGTAAATGAAATTCTTGCATTTGGTATACCATACGAATCTGCTGCTATTAGGCCATGTAAACTAGAACTCAATACTTTTTCTACCGAATGTAATTGATCGACAAATTCTTTTTTACCAGCTAATATATCAATTATCTTAAATCCCCTTTGTTTAAGTTTTTCTACACCCGGGTGATTTACATCAATATAGTGTGGAATTAATCCCCATTCATGTGTTTTTTCTATCTTTTCTGGAGTGTATATTTGTGGATACAAGAGGGCAGGGTCTCCATATATTGCAGGGCATTTAATACCATTTTTAATTAATTCATCTCTTGTTTTTGGACCTCTTACTGCATAAATTGAAGCACTTCCAGATCCTCCAATTATTCCAGGCTTAATAACACCAGTGCCCCATACAAAGTCATATGGCTGTACGGCATTCATAACACTTCCTACACTAACTAACTTATTATGTTTATTATCATTAGTTACTTCTAATTTTTTACTCTTTGAAAAATGGGCAATTATATCAGGAGCAATTATATCTCCCCAATTTAATGCCCATTCTCCTGGATTTTTGTAGTAGTAAACTTTCATTATAGAATTCCCGATGCCGAAAATCTTTTTGGAGTTGGTGTACTAATGTCTTCGGATTTGGTTTCTTCGTCAAGCATCGCCTTTAGATTTGGATTAGTATCCCAATATGCTGCATTTAAAATTAAGAATGAATATTCTGGGAAAGGATTAGTCCTATTGACATCTAATAGTTTTGATTTTGCAGCCTCATCTCTTGTTGCATTCCAAATTCTTAAGTAATTTTCATTTCGACGCGGATTAAAATCAGTAGCCCTGTTCCACCATTCAATCTTAGCATCATGGTTTCCAAAAATACCATATGCATCTCCAATTAATAGACATGCAAAATATCCCATGTCATCAATTGATTTTGGTTTTTGTGTAGATAGATATTGGTGCTGTTGGTCAAGAAACATTTCAAAATAGAAAATTGATCTGCGAGCAAACTCGATTTGGTGATGTTTTCCATATGGAAAATTATCAACATCACCTAGACAATCACTATATGATTTTCCAATATACCATAGGTGGTAATCATCTTCTAAAACTTTATTAGTTGGTACTTTATCTCTTTCAAGCTCCAAGGCATCTGTTAAAAATTTCATAGGAGCAAACCAAGTCATTCCATCATTTGTAATGATATGTTTGAATTCGGTAGAAAGATTTACCCTTTGGAATTCTTCTCCAACTTCTGGAAGATGGATAGTTTCATGTCTTTTATCATGCGCAAAAAACCAAGGTCGATCAGCGTTCCACAACCAAGTTCTATAATACATGGTATCTCCAGCGTCTGCTGTAATATTAAAAGCATCAATATTTTTATTTTCAAATACCGACCAATCAAAGCTGTCATCTACTGATAATTGCTCATCTGCATCCATTCTTAAAATCCAATCACATCCATGTTCGGACTTTAAACACTCTTGTAGTGTATGGTCTCTATTCCATCCTGGAAAATTCCAGTTAATTTCGTAAGTAAATCCAGGTATGCCTCTTTCTTGAAAAAAGGTATTGATAATTTCTTTTGTATTATCTGCACCGTTACATTGTATGACATAATAGTCAATATAATCAGCTACAGATTCTAACATTCTAGAAATTGTATTGGCTTCAGCACCAACCATTGCATTTAAGCAAATTTTAATATTATTTGGTTTTTTCATGATTTAATATATTACGTAGTTATTTATAAACACTGCTTTTAGCCCTTCTCGGCGTAGAGTGTTAATTGCGTCTTTTGGACTTTCAACGATTGGCTCACTTGGACCATTGAACGATGTATTTAAAACTACCGGAACTCCAGTAAGTTTGTAAAACTCATTAATTAGTTGATAATATGGATAATTCCATTTTGGACTAACAGATTGGTATCTTGATGTATTGTCAATATGCGTAACTGCAGGAATTTTACTTCTCCAATCCGGTTTAACTTCCGTAGTTACGAGCATATATGGTGAAAATACATCAAGTTCGAATATGTCACCAACATATTCTTCTAGAACTGAAGGAGCAAATGGACGATACCATTCTCTTTTCTTGATTTCAGAATTAATATATTCTTCCATCCAACCTGTTTGAGGATTTGCAATGATCGACCTATTGCCAAGTGCTCTGGGTCCCATTTCACTACCTCCTTGAAACCAACCAATTACCTTATTTGAGGCAACATATTCTGCTGCTAATTTGGCAGCATCTTCAATACTATTTAGTTTTGTATATCTAAGAGGAGTTTCACTATCATTGATTGCTTCTAGAATTTCTTCGTCACTGTATGTTTTTCCAGAATATGGCAACATCCATCCTTCAGATTCTAATTTATTTCCTATCCATGTAGATCCAAACATCGCACATCCTATTGCGATTCCACTATCATCTGAAGGAGGAACAAAATATTGATTTTTGAATAGATCGCTTCGAATAATTAATTCATTAGTGTTGCAATTAAGAAAAGATCCACCAGCAACACAAACATTATCAGATCCTGTAAATTTCTTAGCTAATTTTACAAGATGTAATGAATTTAACTCTTGCTCACGTTGATATAGACCTGCAATATCTGCCTTTGATTGAAAATCTGTTTCATGATTTATGTGTGGCCAGATAGTTTCAATTGGTATATTTAAATCATCTTCAGTGCGCTCACTATAGTGTGGTTGTTTTTCAACCCATTTTTTATCAGCATATGACGCTAAACCCATTAATTTACCAGCAGGCCATGAGTATGAAATAGGATCAAAAATTAGTTGCTTAGCACCTGTTCCATAGAAAAAGCCTATTGAATTAGCATGTCCCTTTCCTTTAAATTCTTCTTGTTCTAAAAATGGAAATTGAACCCATTTTTTATATACTTCGCTCGGAAGGTCTTTTCTATTTTTAAAATGATAAATTGTATATCCTTCTGCCCAATGCCTACCTTCTTCAGGAGACCCAGCATCATTAATGTACCAATCGTGCATTTTATTTGTCTCAGCTAAAACGCTTCCCATTGCGTCGGCAACAACAACAGCAGCATCTTCAAAATCCGATCCACCGAATGTAGAATACGCATGTGCCATATGGTGTGGAACAAACTTGATCTTTTCAAATGGAATACCTAGCACTGAATTAATTTGAGATTCAACTGAATCTTCAACCTCGGTTGTCGTATATGTCACTAAATCAATATCAGAATACTCGATATTTAAATTTTCCATACAGTACCTAATTGATTTAATAGGTATCTGATCAGATATGTCTCGTTTAATCCTAGATAAACGCTCTTCATTAATTGCGATTTCTAATTTATCGCCAACCATAATTGCAGCTCCCCGGTCATGACCATTGGTTATGCCAAGTACTACTGTTTTATTATTCCTCATCTATAATATAATTCAAAATTTGTTCTTCTTTACCATATACCACTCCAAACATATCGTTTTGAAGTCTTCTAGCATGGCCTAAATTCTCATCCCAACAAGTATCTTTTTTGTCAAGTTGAAGTATTCTTTCATGTATTCTTTGGTCATAAGCATCCTTAATCAATCTAGATCTTCGATTAATGTCAGTTGCGTTATTATCTACCGTAGAGTTTCTATTGTTATATTGTAAGTATAACATTTTACGAATATGTGTGAACTTTGTTTCAAGAAAAGTTTTTACAATTAATTCATAATCATCTGCTACTGAAATATTACGATTGTGCCCACCCACTTTAACATAAATATCCTTTCTCCAAATTCTAGCATGATTTGGCATGCCAATATTAAATCTAATAGTTTTTGGATTTATTTCAGGATAACAATGTGTTTGATACATTTCTCCATCTGCTTTAACCCAATCATGTCCACTGTATCCCCAGTTAAACATATTTTCTGGATGAGCATACCATTCTCTATATGGTAGTGATAGCCCATAGGACCTCATTTTACCATCTTCATATAACTCACAAACATCAGTATATATGAATCCAGAGTCTGGGTGTTTTTTAGTAGCAGTCACACAATCTTCAAAAAGCGTTGAAATTGCCTTGTCATCATGGTCAAGTTCAAATAACCAATTTCCATTAGCAAGACTTGCTGCCCTATGTTTTACTTCGCCTACATTACCTCCACTGATTGGTGTTAATCGATATACTTTTACTCTATTATCTCTATTTGCAATTTCATTTGCAATTCTCCAAGTATTACTGTGTCCGCTTGGAGAATCATCTACGATAATCCATTCCCAATTTGGATAAGTTTGGTTTTTTAGACCTTCATACGCTCGATAAAGTCGGTCTTCAGTTTTATACGCTCCAGTAAAAGCACTAAAAAATGGTAAATCTTTACGATAATACACATCATCATTAATATTACAGGATTTAGTAGTTGATTGGCAAACTATATCATTTGCCAGTATGTTACTAGGTGGTTCCTGTTGATATGTATATAATAGGTTATTGATTATTGTATCTTCCTTTTGGAAGAGTGACCTAAGTGATTTCTGTGTTTCATCTCCGATTGTAATAATTACTCCAGGATTGAATTTAGCGATATGAGATCTTACATCCCATTCTGTTGAAAATTCAAGCCGGTATACATTGACACCCTCTTGTAAATTTTCTTCAAAATAAACATCAGATTCCAGTCTTTCAAATCCAGAGGGCTTAGTGCCATATATAATTGCCGTCGGTAGAGACGTTTTAATCATACAAAAATCGTTTAGAGATTATATGTATCGATTTTAATTTGTTTATGGCACGTAATCGGTTGTTTGCTGTGCGATTGTTCCATTTGCTCCCGTAATATATTGAACAATAGGTGATAAAGCATTCGGATATAATGTCAAATTATCGAATGAATCATCATACCAATTTGGATAATCTGAAAAGTCTAAATACAACGATCCATTAGGATTTGGTATATAGGTCCCAGGAGAACCATTAGCATATATGAAATTAATTTCGTTAGATCCCCAAAGACCGCTAAAGGTTCCATTATCAAAAATAAATTTATCGAGTTTATGTGAAGAGCTATAAATAGATCCTGTCGATACTCCGTGTTCTAAGTTGTAGTCAATTGCACCTATATATGCATATGGATTACTTCCAGTAGGCCAAACTCCTCCCTGTCCTCCCCAAATAAATCCTGATAAATCTACAGTTCCTTGTGGATCGTTAGCAATACTTCCAACAGGGCCATATGCTTCTTCTGTTAACATTCCTTGCATTTCTACACCGTTCCAATATATTTTCAATCTTCCAGCGGCACCAATTGTTTGATTTCCTATAGTTCCATCGTATGTTAGAATTATATTTACATAATCGGCAACAGTGGCCGCTGAAAATGACTTTCCATTAGGATTAGAAGGCAGCGCAGATGCTCCTCCAGGAACAGGTACTATATGCTGTTCTTGTCTTAAATAGAGCTGAGACTCTTCACCATTATACTCATATTGTTGAAGCTGAACAAAAAAACTATCGTCACCTGTTTCAAAATCATATCCAAAATAAAAATGATGTCTTGCTGGTACTCCTCCTCCATTATATGGTGAAAAATGTTGAAAAAAAGTAACTGGCCAAGTTTGTGCGGCAAGCCATTCTGGTTTTATCCAAAATGACATATTTAAATACTGGCTGTTGTCTAGCCTCAGATTATTATTAAATGAAATCATTCTAAGTCCTCCATAGACATCTGTTGCAGTTGGATTAAAAGGAGTTAACCCCTCAAACGATGCACCAAACTCTGGATTAGAAAAGGTCCTATTAAATACCGTTATCATGGCTGAATATCTTTAAGTTTTATAGTCACTGTGTATCCGTATGGTTTAGATCCATTATTTCCAGGTATACCACCAGTATCAGTACAATTTACATTAATTGTTGTTCCGGAATTAACTTGGATTGTTGACCCGCTTGAAACAGTATGTGTGTATATTCTTTGCGCGGCCAAATGAACCCATGTAATTAATGTGCCCACCGTACCACTATTTGCTCTAACTTGAATTTCAAAATTCGAATCGTTGTCTGATTGACCATCTCCAAATGAAGCAACTATTTCATGTATATAATAACCATTAAGCCCTGTAGGAATGACAACAAAAGCGTCTCTCCATTCATTTGTAGTTAAATATGCCTCTATATTCACAGAATGTGGAATTGAATTGATTGCAATATGATCGGTTGTAACGCTAATTCCCGATGTTCCACTGGTTCCACTGGTTCCAGAAGATCCTAGCTGCTGATAACACACTGAGTATTCAGTGTTCGAACTAAAGCTACCGTTATAGTAGGTTACAGAAACATCAAATGTAACAGTAGTTGCTGCTAAGAAGGCCGGCGCTGAAGTTATTTCAAACATAGCAACATGCCCGTTTCCAGTTAGGTTAGAAAATTGGATAATACCTCCAATCTCCAGCTGATTTGCCCAAGAGGCTATAGAATCACCGTCAAGAGTATTTAAACTCATTGTGATTGAAGTAATTAATGTTGGCGACGCAGTGTAGGCACCTGATGAATTCAATAATCTTATAATACCATCATTTGAGCTAGGAAGAAGAGTTGGATGTGGTTTAAGTTCACTAACACATCCTGCAGGGATTACTGATACTCCACTAGTTCCTGAGGTTCCGCTAGTTCCACTTGTTCCACTAACTCCACTGGTTCCGCTTGTTCCATTTTCACCATTTAATCTTGTAATAGACGTACAGATGGTATATGTTTGGCCATCAATTATAGTATTACCGCCTGCACCAATTGTTTGGACAAATGTAACACTATATTGTGAAGCTGGTACACCATTCACAGTTATGATTCCAGCTGAATTAACATTGTATTGGTATTGTGATTGTCCTGCCTGTATGACTATTGTTACAGTCTGACCAAGATTTATTGCACTTGAAATACTTGTGTGCCATGCACCTGAAATAAAATATGGTATATTTAATTCTTTTACATCCGGGGCAGTTGATGTAAGCGTTCCATTGACATCTTTAGTTTCAAATTGATTAGAAGTTGTAATTCCAGAAAGCTCGAATTCAGCCTGTATACAACTTTCTTGTAGTCCGTCTTGTCCATCAAGACCATTGACTCCGCTTGTTCCGCTAGTTCCTGAAGTTCCATCATTACCATTAACTCCGCTTGTTCCGCTAGTTCCTGAAGTTCCATCGTTACCATTAACTCCTGAAGTTCCACTTGTTCCTGAAGTTCCATCGTTACCATTAACTCCTGAAGTTCCACTTGTTCCTGAAGTTCCATCGTTACCATTGACTCCGCTTGTTCCACTTGTTCCTGAAGTTCCATCGTTTCCATTAACTCCTGAAGTTCCACTTGTTCCTGAAGTTCCATCGTTACCATTGACTCCTGAAGTTCCACTTGTTCCTGAAGTTCCATCGTTACCATTGACTCCGCTTGT